GCTCGGGGTGCTATCGCTGATAACGCGGCCATCACCGTGGGCAACAGCTACACGGCAAACGTGGCGTTCCACCGCCGCGCTCTTGAGCTGGCTATCCGCCCGCTCGCAGAGCCGCCGTCCAGCCTTGCCAGCGACACCATGACCGTCTCCGACGCCGCTAGCGGCCTGACGTTCACGGTTAGTGTGTACCCCGGTTATCACAAGTCGATGATCGAGGTATCCGTGGCATGGGGCGTGAAGGCTTGGAAGCCTGACTTCATCGCGACCCTCATGGGCTAAGAGGTATCAGGGGGCCTTCGGGCCCCCTTTCTCTCTCATGGAAAAGAAGAAACCCGTAAGAAAGCCAAAGCCGAAATTGGTTAAGATGTACCGCGAGAGTGATGGTAAGTACGCGGACGTTCACCCTCTTGAGGTTGAGAACTACAAGAAGGGCGATTGGAGGCTGGTAAATGGCGATAGTAGTTGAGGATGGAACGCTAGTCTCTGGAGCGAACTCCTATATCACGCTTGCAGAGTTCAAGGCCTGGGCCGATGACCGAGGCATCACCTATGGCACGGATAGCGCGATTAGCCAGCAGCTTTACCGTGCGCACGATTACTTTGAGGGTCTGAAGTTCAAGGGCCTCAAGGCTGACGAGAACCAAGCGATGCAATGGCCCCGCGATCAAGTCCTGATCGACGGCTACGCTGTGGACTCCAACGAGATTCCCAAAGAGGTCAAGACGGCCCTTTACGAACTCATCAAGATTGAGATTGATGGGGACTCCAAGCTGTCCCCGTCTGAGCGCGAAGTGACCTCCGAGCAGGTTGATAGCATCAAGATCACCTACAAGGACAACTCAGGCATGAAGCGGTCTACGCCTGCCCTGGAGCGGGCCCTGCGTAAGCTGGTGCTGCCCTTCTCTGAGGTGACGCGGGCGTGAGCTACAACTACACCCCTTTAACGTCGTCCGCGACTCGCCTGCTCACGAAGTTTGGCGCTCAGTACACGTTTACGCGGACCACGAACGGGGCGTATAACCCTGTAACGGGGAAGACCAGTGACTCATCCAGTACGTATACGGGTTACGCTTGTTTATTTAACTATTCGGATGCTGATCTCGCTGATGGAACTATACTTCAGGGTGACAGACGAATGCTCGCGGAGGGCGGAACATATGAAGTCGGTGATTCGGTTGTGGTGGGCTCGGATACGTACCGAGTTATCTCGGTTAGCGAAATTGCCCCCGCTGGGACGGTGGTGGCCGCAAACCTCCAGATCAGAAAATGAAGAAGCTAACGACGGCGGTCAGGGACTTCAAAAAGCTCCCCATGGAGACCGCTCGGGAGGTAATGAAAAGGCTCAGCTATAAGGTCATCGACCGGACGCCCATTGATACAGGGCTTCTCGTTAATAGCTGGATACCCACGAAGGGCAAGCCGTCTACGCGGGTAACGAAGACGACAGACAAGACTAGGAAGAAGGCGAAGGCCAGGGTGAGGAAGGTAGTCTCGGAGCTGAAGCCGGGACAGAACTACTACCTCGCCAATAATCAGCCCTACTCTCTAATCATAGAGATGGGCAGGAACGAGGGTCCGCCAGCGCAGGGGTCACGGATGGCTCCTTACGGTATGCTCCGTCTTACGGTGGCAGAGTTTCAGTCAATCATTAACAATGTTGTTAAGGGTGACAAGAAGCTCTTTATAGAGATTGAGTAATGAGTACATTCTTCAACGATATGCAGGCCGCGCTAGACAGTCAGCTAGACTCCATGGATTCTACGCCTGTTGCATGGCCGAATATCCCGTATGAGCCTGACGCCGGGACAGTGTACTACCGGCCCAACCTTCTCCCTGGTGACACGGAGCAGGTTAGCTTAGGCTCTACGGGGAAGGATGAGACTAACGCCATCTATCAGATTGACGTAGTGGTTCCACGTGGAACAGGTAGGCCGACGCAACTAGATACGGTCGCAGACCATTTCAAGCGCGGTACGGTATTGTCCTATAATGGGACTAAGTTGCGGGTTCGCTCTGTCAGTATCGGTCCTGCAATATTAGAAGGCGCATGGTATTTTGTGCCTGTATCTATCAACGTGCAGACATACACAGGGGCACGATCATGACTATCGCAAACGGCGCGCAACACAGTCTGCACTACGTTGCAGAATCTACTTACGGAACGACCCCCTCCACGCCTACGTGGACGCCCGTTCCCCATACCGGCACGACCCTCGCCTTGACGAAGGACGCCGTGGAGTCCGAGAAGCTCCGTGGTGACCGTCAGGTAGAAGACTTTCGCCACGGCAATAAGTCCGTGTCTGGCGAGATCACTGGTGAGCTTGAGTACGAGGCATTTGATGACCTGCTCCAAGCTGCGCTGTGTGGTTCGTGGACTCTTGATGTACTCAAGGCTGGAACTACCCGCCGCTCATTCACCTTTGAGCGGAAGTTTGCAGACTTGGCTACCGCTGAATACCACCGATACACCGGCTGTGAGATCAACTCGATGTCTCTCAGCGTATCGCCTAATTCTATGGTGACCGCTACCTTCGGGATCATTGGTAAGGATTTGACCCTTGCTACGACCCAGGTGGCTTCTAGCTCCTACAGCGCTGATGTGGGCAACACCCCCTTCGACTCCTTCACGGGGTCTATTCAGGAGGGTGGCTCCACTATTGCTACGGTGACGGCTCTTGAGCTGTCCCTTGAGAACGGCATTGAGCCCCTGTTCGCAGTAGGCTCCTCCACCACCCAGCGGCCTGCCATCGGCAAGTCGCGGGTGACTGGTACGCTGACGAGCTACTTTGAGTCCAAGGCTCTGTACGAGAAGTTCCTTAACGAAACCAGCAGCAGCATTGCTCTGACCCTGACCGACCTCGACGGTAACGACTACCTCATCGAGATTGGGAACGTGAAGTACAATAGCGGTCAGCCCGATGTGTCTGGTGAGGGCGCTGTGACCATCGCCATGGACTTCGTAGGCCTCTACGATTCCGCCGATGCGTCTAACATCGTCATTACGCGGACTGCTGCATAAACCATAAAAGGGCGGTTTTATGGAGTTCAATAGCCTAGCTACGGCTGTTTCCCACGAAGCCGGGGCAGAGGTGAATATCCTCTCCCCGGTGGACGGGACCCCCACCGATGTCTTCATCACTATCCAGGGCGCTGACTCTCGGGAGTGGCGGAAGCAGAAGAAGAAGCAGACCTCCCTCATCATTGCCGCTAAGTCCAACGACAAGCTGCAAGACCTCGACTATGACGCTATGGACGTTGAGGCCCTCGTAGCTGTGACCTTGGATTGGCGCGGGATCGTTAAGGATGGTGAGGAGTACAAGTTCAGCAAGGCCAACGCCAAGGCTCTCTACAATCAAGCCCCGGCGGTGGTTGAGCAGCTAATCACCTTCCTCGGTAACGGCGCCAATTTTACCAAGGGCTAGTTGATGAATTCGTAGCCTTTGGGCGCTGGTGTATGAAGATGCACTCAGCACCTGAAGGCTCATCAATTAGCCGGTACGAGACGCTGAAGCAAGTAGAGAAGTCCACAGGACGCACCCCTCCTGAGCTTCTCAACACCCCCTCTTTGTCCAGAGACTTCCAGCACGCTTGGGAAGCGTATACGTCGCTCAGGGAGTATACTTATACTGAGCTAGACAGCTATATGCGCCTAACTGGCTGCGAGTTAGATTGCTGGGAAGTTGAGGCAGTCATGACTTTGGCGAAGTATCGCGGGGTACAAGAAAAATGACTACTGAAGTCGGCACTCTAGTATTTAAAACCGAGACCAGCGGCATCGTTAAGGCCGAGAAAGAGCTGGCGCGTGCTGAGAAAGAAGCCGCGAAGCTAGAGAAGGCGCAACAGAAGGCCGCAGCCCAAGCCGTCAAGCTATCTAATGCCAAGTACAAAGCCGCTGCCGCAGCAGGCAAGGCCGCCAAATCGTACAACGCCGTAGTTGCAGAGCTGATCAAGGCTGACATAGAGGCCAAGAAGGCCGCCCAAGCCGTCACTCAGGTAGACGTTGCAACCGAGAAAGCAGCTCGCCAGATGGACAAATTGGAAGCTGTCGCCATGAAGGGCCGTGGCGGCTTCCGTGCAATGCGGGGCTCTACGGCTCAGCTAGGTATGCAGATTCAGGATATGGCGGTTCAGGCCTCTATGGGGACGAACAGCCTAATTATCCTCGGTCAGCAAGGCCCCCAAATCGCATCCCTCTTCGGCCCCGGTGGCGCAATCCTCGGCGCATTCATCGCCGTTGGCGCTGCCGTGGCTAACATGGCCTTTGGTATTGGGAAAAGCAAGGACGAAACTGACAGGCTAGCTGATGCGATGTCAGGGCTGGAGAAGGCGTTTGAGCGAACAGAGGGTAGATCGTACTCGTTAAGCTCACGCTTGCTAGAGCTGGCGCAAAGATCAAAGCAGCTTGCAGACATAGAGCTAGCGATAGGTATTGCCAACGCGAAGATAGCCTTCAAGGAAGCTCAAAGCGCTATCGTTACCGCCACGACGGCGATAACTACGGCAGTCAACACCTCTGCCGCGTCGTTTGAGGAATACAATAATGCTTCGCCATATCTCAGGAGCGCAGATGCCGCGCTTAGGAAAACCGGCGAACGTGTAGACGAGCTAAAGAAACGCTTTGGGCTTAGCACGGAGCAAGCCGCACAATTTGGCGCGGCACTTGCGAGGTTCCGTGCTGATAAATCCGAAGAGAACATGGCCACGCTGCGCGATGTCGTCG